CAATACTATTTTGGCCAAAAGGGTCAATCATATTGTAGCCAAAGGGGACAATCCTGCTTGGCCAAAAGGGTCAAAGTCGTGTGGCTTTTCCACCAAGGACAAGTTTTGATATTTCGTTGTTGCAACGTTCGCAGAGCCGTTCGTAGACGTCCGCCGAGCCTGTCTTGTTGCCGGCTTCCGTCAACTTGAACTCCGTGTCCTTGGAATGGAAGAACTGGGCGAGACTTCCTGCATTGGCTGCGTCCTCCATAGCCCTTTGCCTGGATTCCTCGTCGTCAGAATCATATATGTACTCCTGTATCGGCATACCGAACACCTCGGAGAATTGCGACCAGTCGCCTGTGGTGTTACGCTTGTAAATAACCCATGGTGCGGCCTTTGCCAGCAGCCCCAGGCTGTCCGGGCTTCCGACAAACAACAAGTCGGGGTAGTCATCCCATGGCAGGCCCGTTATGTCGGTCTGGTGCCGGAGTATGAGTTTTCTTACCGGGTCGACATGCTTGCGCGGAACGAGGTCGTAATCCGCCCATTGCCCTTCGCGGTAAAACTGGCAGAGCGTGAAGCCCCAGAACTTAGCGTCGATGATGTCGCCTACGAGGCGGTTGAACCACGGTGAGCGTATCTGCTCGTTCACCGCATCGTCGGGTTTGCCGTTCCTCTGGAACTCAATATCCGAACACAGCACTGCGTTCTTGCGCTTATCGATTACGCAGGAAAGATGGGTGTCCATGAGTATGTCCGAATACAGGTCATAAAGCTTGTAGCGCCTGGAAAAGTCAACGTTCTCGGCAGCGCGGACGGCCGCCATATAGTCAGCGATGTCAACGCCGAAACGCTTGGGTTGCGTAAGGACGATGACGTTCGGCTTTTTTTGTCCGGGCTGCGGCAAGTTGCCGCCGACGGTGATAAGCCCGGCTTTGTTCCTGTTCCTTCTTTTGTTCATGACAAGTAGTTTTTACCAGTGGTTTATTCGTTTGCGGTTGCTCCTGATGGTGAAGGACGAATTGGCGGCGCGTTGCTCTTCGGGGAGCAGTGGCGCACCCTCGATGGATATATCCTCGGCTGCGACCGCCTTCATCCATTCCACGGCACGCTCGTAGCGGTCCTTGCGCACCTGTGAGAGCTTTTGCGGGTTGTGGATGCAGAAAATGTGGTACACTGCGATGTCGATGACCATCATCAGCACGAGCTGGTTACGCTGGGCACCGGTGGCGGAAAAGATTTTGTCGCAGTCGTAACGTTTGGAAAGGTAGCACCGCATTTCGGCGACGGCCCTGTCCTCGCACACCTCGACGACGGCCTCGTCCTCCCTGACAAGCGCGTCCAGTATGTCGCGGTGGATGCTTGCGTCATAGTCTGAAAGTTCAACAAACTGACTCATAAGAATTAAAAATTAAAAGTTAAAAATTAAAAGTTGGCTGCGCCGTCAGAGCCTGCGGCGGTTACGGCTGCGGAGGTCTTTGCGTGTCTTGAACACTGGCGGTTCCGCCCTGCGCATGAGTTCGTCTATGATGCGGTTGCCGCCCTCGACAGCATCGGGGCCGTCGGCAGGGTATCGGAGCGACAGGGTGAAGAGCCGGAACTGGTCTTCAAGCTCCTTCATGTGCGGGTTGTCCCGTTCCGCCTCGTTGAGGACGAGGTTTCCCTCGCGGTTGAGCGGTTCCAGGTTGGCCTCGATGCGCGTGGCCTTGTCCGTTTTCTTTTCCTCGTCGCCACGGATGTAGAGGGCGGTTTTATGCTCCTTGCGCACCTTGGCGACGAGAGGCTTGAACACCTGCTGGAAGAACGGGTCTTGCAGCTTGTTGTTCTCCATGTAGCAATAGACGGTGGCCTTGCCACCGACGAACTCCAACATTTTGACATACCACTCTATGAACTCCGCGTTAAGGGCCTGAGCAAGGAAAGTCTTGATGACGTACAGCCTACAGCCGAGCTTGCCAAGCAGCGCGAGTGCCTTGAAGGACTTGCCTTTCTTGCCCTTACTCTCGCCCGGCGCAGGGTCGCCGTAAGCGACAAGGAACTTGAACTTTGACAGAGGCGGCACCTTGCCGTAAGTGATATTCTCGAACACCTCGCCGGCGGATACCGGGTTGTTGAAATACTCCCCCTGTACCGCCTTGGTGGATATTTTGGAGAGTATTCGGTCTATCTGTTCCTCTGTGTTTTTCTGCGGCCATGACGACTTTCCGTCCTTGTTTCGTATGTTCACTATGTCCCAATGGTCGGCCATTTCGCCGGCTCGGACCACGCAACAGTCCTTGGCAATGATGTTGCCGCAGAAGACGACGAGCGTGGGTTCTGAAATGGATCGCGTCGGGTAAAGTGCGTTCTCCCACCAGTCCCAGCGTTTCTGTATGATGTCCGGGTTCTTTGTGTCGTCGTCGGTGTCGAAGTCGTCCACGAGCAGCACGTCCGGTCGTATGGCCTCGTTGCGCGAGCCGCGCGGCGACTGCCCGGCACCGAGGGCGCGGAAGGCCACTCCGCCCTTGGTGACGAACTCGTCCTCCGTCCACGAGCCAGGCACCTGCTGCTTGCCGTAATAAGCCAGGATGCGCCCGTTGGCTTCGAGGTTGGCGCGGTACGGGGCAAGCAGCCGGACGGCGTTGTCCTTGCTGTTGGAAGTCATGATGACATTCTTCTTCCGCCCCGTTAGCGTGATGAACATGACGATGAACATGGTCACCGTGGACTTTGCAAGCTCGCGGCTCCATGAAAGCACCTCGAACCACTCGTCATGCGCGATGACGCGGCGTATGGCCTTTTTCTGGAAGTCAGCGAACTCATAGCGCGCATAGTTCGGGAAAAAGAACCTTATCCACTCCAGCGGATGGCTTTCAAGGAAAAGACGGTGTTTTTCCCTGTCTGCGGCGGACATGGACTTGTCCACAGGCGTAGCCTTTGCTATGTCGTCCTTGAACTTCTCCCAGTCGAGGAGCGCGATTTTATCAGCTTGTTTCATGCCACCATATTTTACAGTTTATCCTTGATAAAGTCATCGGCCATCCTCATGACCTCTTTTGCCTTGTCGAGGTCGAGCGGTCGCAGCCATTCGACGAAAGCCGTCATGACGCTTATGATGTCGGCAATGCCCGTTTCCTGCTCCATGTTGCGTATTGCGGCGGAGAGCTTGCCGAGGATGTCCGCCTCTTTGGAATTGGGGAAGCGCTCCCCCTCCGGGCGCATGGATATGGCGCGGTTGATTTCCGCCACCTGGCGGTAGAGGTTTGAAACCTGCTCCTGGCGCGTAAGTGTCAGCCCGGCCTTCTGCTCCTCCCATTTGCCGGAGCGCACCCAATTTGAAACAGTTACACGCGACACCCCGACACGCTCGGCTATTTCCTGTTGCGTAAGGTTCTCGCGCAGGTATAAGGTCTTGGCCCATTCCTTCTTCTGGGCGTTAGTCAAATCTGCCATAATATCGTTTGCGTTTAATCAATCCAAGTGCAAAATTGCCACAAAAAGCGCGTTTTACGAAAGGCTTTGCACATGGTGCAACTTTATGGCGTCATGATGACACCGTAAAGTTGCATGATAAAAACGCGGTTTCCTCAATCCGCCGATTTGTTGCATTTTTGCACCGTAAACCACGAACGACAAAGGATAGACGACAAATGGCAAGGAGCAATTTCTTGATGAAATCGAATACCGGCGGCACTCGGCCACACGGGCAAGCCCTGCGGCCCTCATTTGCACGGTATTTTAACATACAGACAGACGCGGAAGGCGTAGGCACGATATTCCTTTACGGCGACATAGGCGACTATTACGACGTGCAGAGCGTGCGCGTGGCCAAGGAGCTGATGGAGGCCGAGAAGGCGGGCCGCAGGGTGAACGTGAGGATAAACAGCAACGGCGGCGAGGTGTATTGCGGCATAGCGATATACAACGCCATAAAGAACAGCAAGGCCGACGTGCGCATATATGTTGACGGCATAGCCGCAAGCATGGCAAGCGTGATAGCCCTGTGCGGCAAGCCTGTGGAGATGAGCAAGTACGCGCGGCTGATGCTGCACAGCGTGAGCGGCGGTTGCTACGGCAACAAGAAGGACATGCAGAAGTGCATAGAGGAAATAGAAAGCCTTGAAGACAGCCTGGCCGACATATACTCCGAGCGCACGGGCATGACGAAGGACGAGGTGAAAGCGGAATATTTTGACGGCGAAGACCACTGGCTCACTGCCGAGGAGGCCCTTGGCCTCGGTTTTATTGACGGCATCTACGACGCGGACCCCGTACCGGCGGGCAGCACCCCGGAACAGATATACACATTATTCAACAACCGGCTCGCAGAGCCACAAAACAAAGAAGCGATGAAGATAGAAGAACTTAGGCAGAATCCCTTGTTCAAAGACTGCAAGGACGAGGAGGACGTGATTGCGAAGGCGCAGGCTTACGCAACCGAAGCAGGACGCGCAAAATCTTTGGCGGAAGAGAACGCCACGCTTAAAAAGCGCGTGAAAGAGTACGAGGACAAGGCGGAGAAGGAGAAGGAAGCCTCGCGCAAGGCGTTGCTCGACGCGGCAGAAGCCGACGGTCGCATCAATGCGGAGACACGCCCCTTGTACGAGAACATCCTGAAGAACAGCCCGGAGGAAGGTGCAAGGGCATTGGCCGCCCTTGCCCCGAAGCGCAAGGTCATGGAAGACCTGAGGGTGGAGCCGGAGACGGAAAGCCCGTGGAACAGGCGCATGAGAGAGATAAAGGACAAACTTAACAAGCGATAGAGATGGCGATAGTAGTAAAAAACACCAATTACAGCGGCGAGGTGCTGGAGCAGCTCCTGACGCTTGCCGCGACGAGGAACGAGATTGTGGAAAAGGGGCTGATAATGGTCATCCCCGGCGTGGAGAAGAAAATCAGCCTGCCCCGCATAAAGAGCGGCAGGATGCTGCAGAAGCGCAAGGAGAACCCCGGCGTGGAGGACTCGAAGGGCAACTTCAACTACGACGAGAAGAGCCTTGAGCCTATGGACTTCATGGCGTTCACGGTGTTCAACCCCCGCGCGTTCGAGAGCGTATGGAGGAAATGGCAACCGAAAGGCAACCTCGTGTTCGCAGAGTTGCCCCCGGAGGCGCAGAACGCGCTCCTTGCTGAACTCATCAAGCAGGTGCAGTTCGAGCTTGGCAAGCACTACATAAGCGGCGAGTACGGCGATGACGACGACCACCTGTTCAACGGAATCCTGACGCAGATGGCCAAGGACAAGGAAGTGATAGTGGTTGACAGCGAGGAGGAAACCATGATAGGTAAGCTGAAGGCCGTGCGCAAGGCAATCCCCATAGCCATACGCAACAACCCGAACCTGCGCATCATAATGAGCGTGGACGACTTCGACAAGTATGACGACGAGCTGACGGAGCGCGAGGCCAAGAACACGAGCGAGACGGACGTGAATGCCCACCGCTACAAAGGCATCACCATAGAAACACTAGCTGCATGGCCCGACGGCGTGATAGTGGCAACACTCTGCTCGATGGGTGCCGACGGCAACCTGTTTGCGGCGGTGAACCTTCAGGATGACGAGAACGTAATCCAGATAGACAAGATTTCGGCGGCCAGCGAGCTGTACTTCTTCAAGATGCTTATGAAGGCGGACACGAACATTGCGTTCGGCGAGGAAACGGTGGTGCTTGACAGCCGCGAGAACCCAGTGTTCGAGCCGGAGGAGAAAACCATATCGGCCGACCCGACAACGGTCACCATCCCGGCTGAGGGTGGCAGCAAGGCTGTGACCGTGACGGCCAGCGGCGAATATACAGTGGGCGCGGCCCCGGCGGGCTTCGATGTAGAGGAAACTGAAACCGGGGTGACAATATCGGCAGAGGCAAACGACACAGGCGCCGCCAAGAGTGGGACGCTGACGCTCACGTTGAAGGCCGACGGCAGCAAGACTGCCACGATAACCATCAGCCAGGCGAAGCAGGGAGCATAAGAGAGTTAAGAATTAAAAATTAAGAGTTAAGAATTGGCATGGCAAAGCTGAAACGGTTGGTGCTGCACTGCACGGCGACCCCTGAAGGGCGCGAGGTGAGCGCGGCCGACATACGCCACTGGCACTGTGACCCGGTTAGCAAGGGCGGCAGGGGCTGGAAGCAGGTGGGTTATACGGACATGATACACCTTGACGGCAAGGTAGAGAGGGTGGTGAAGAACAACGAGGACGCGAACGTAGACCCCTGGGAGGTGACGAACGGCGCGGCCGGGTACAACTCGACGTCGCGGCACGTGGTGTACGTGGGCGGCGTGGCGAAGGACGGCAAGACACCCAAGGATACGCGCACGGCTGCGCAGAAAGCGGCGCTGGCGGCATACGTGAAAGACTTTCACAGGCGTTTTCCCGGCATCCCGATTGTGGGGCATAACCAGCTTGCGGCCAAGGCCTGTCCGAGCTTCGACGTGCCGGAATGGCTGAAAGAGATAGGAGTAAAACAGTAGAAAATTAAAAATGGAGGATGAAATGAAAAGATTGATAATGTTTTTCGTGCTGACGCTCGCAGCGGTGTCGGCAGCGATGGCCGGGACGGGCGACGCCCAGGTAAGTGTAGACTATGACGGCATGATAGCCACGTTCGCCGGGTTCGCCGGCTGCGTGGTCTTGCTGACCGAGGGCGTAAAGGCGTTGTTCCCGAAGATGGAGGGGCTGCTGACGCAAGTGGTAAGCTGGGTGGTCGGCCTTGTGGCGGCGATGCTGCTGTGGTGGCTTGACGCGGGGTTTGTGGCCGGCGTGGAATGGTACGTAGCCCTGCTGTACGGACTGGGCGCGTCGCTTGTGGCCAACGGTATCGCCGACACGGGTTTGGTGCAATGGCTCATAGGGCTGATAGCGAAGAAAGCGAAGGATTAAATGTAAAGAAACAAGCAGTATCAGATGGAACTCAGCGAGATTCTCAATTTCGTACTGGGTGGCAGCCTGCTGGCGACCGTGATTGGCATTGTGACGCTGAGGGCGACGGTGCGCAAGGCCAACGCGGAAGCCGAGAAGGCGAAGGCGGATGCCGAAACCGTGCGGATAGACAACGCTGAGCACGCCACCCGGATACTTGTGGATAACATTGTGGAACCGTTAAAGGAAGAACTTAATGGAACGAGGAAAGACCTGCAGGCGACGAAGCGCGAGATGGCCAGGCTCAGGAAGGCCATTGACCGCGCTAACAGTTGCAAGCACCATGATGATTGCCCTGTGCTTCGCGGGATGCGCGAGCACCAGGAAAGCGCAGGAGGCGAGGCTGACGGAAACGTCGTTGACGGCGGCGGACAGCCAGATGAGCGAAGTCCGCCTGAAGTGGGCGGAGGCGGTGCCGAAGTCGGAGGTGAGGCTGGCGATACCGGCTGACAGCCTCCTGAAACTTCCACCGCAGGCGAAGTACAGCAGCAAGAGCGGACAGGCCAGCGTGTCGGTGAGCCGTGACAGGGACGTGATAACCGTGTACGCGAGCTGCGACAGCCTGCAGCTCCTGGTGGAATACTACGAGCGGACATCCTCCGTGTGGCAGGAACGCTACGAGGAGATGGCCGGCCTGTACGAAGAGGAAAGAAAACAGCGTTCGAACCCCGTTAAAATCTTTTTCTACGGTTTCGGGGCTGGAATACTGGCAGGGGTTTTAATCACAATATTCATCCAAAAACGAAAGAAAGATGGCAAGTAAGAAATTCATATACGGCATAGCCGTTGTAAAGTTCAACAGCAAGGAAATCGGCTACATCGAGAAAGGCAGCTGGGATTGGGGCGGCACGAAGCCGGAGAGCACGGACGTGGAAGCCGAGCAGGTACCGGACGCTCCGGTGCTGACACTGGCCAACAAGAACGCGACCATAGCGCCGACGTTCAATCTCATCCAGCTGGACTATGAGAACATCCAGGCCGTGCTTGGCGGCACGCTGGTGGGCAGCACGGGCAGCTACACCGGCTGGAAGGCCCCGACCGACCTCGTGGAGCTGCGCGGCCCGTGGGAGATCCAGTTCGTGAGCGGCCAGACGATGAAGATACCCAACGGCACCATCATGGCCAACCTGGGCGGCAAGCTGACGCTGACGGAGGTGTCGAAGATAGAATGCCAGCTGAAGGTGAACAAGCCGGAGGAGCCGGACACAGCTCCATACGAGGTAAACGACACCGCAAGCGAATAACTTTATGGACGCTAAGACTGCACGCATGATAGAGGCCGAGGGGGCGGCCGCGCTGCTTGACGGCGGCGTGTCCGTCCCCTTGAAGGAAGTGCGCATACCGTTCCGGAAGAAGCCGGTGAGGCTGCGCGTCGTGATGCGCCGGCCGCGGCTTGGCGGACTTATACGCATAGCGAAGGTGTACCTGAGGCTGGGCGTGACGGCGGCGGAGATGGAGAAGTTCACGAAAGAGGAGGAGATGGCGTTCATCGCGGCGCACGGCAAGGACGTGAGCCGGATTATAGCGCTGACGCTGTGCCGCGGCTGGGTGAGCCGGAAGCTGCTGGTTGGCGTGGCGTCGTGGTGGATAAGGAACTGGATGGATGCACGCATGATGGCGGCGGCGATGCGTAAGTTCGTGCTGCTGCTTGGGACTGCGCCTTTTACGAGCATTATCAGGTCGGCGGAGCGGACGAACCCGATGAAGCCGAGGCTGAGCCAAGGAAGGAAGGGGAGTTAAGGACGGTTTACGAGAAGTCCCATAGCCCCTTCGGTTTTGTCTGGCAGGTGGCAGCCGCTACGGGATGGAGCGTAGGCTACATACTGGAGGGCGTAAACTACCAGACGCTGATAATGATGCTGGCGGACGCCCCGCGCTACGTGCGCAAGAAGAAAGACGACAAGAGCGCGGAGGACGAGGCGGCGGAGATAGTGGGCTTCTTCCAGAGCAACCTTAAACAATGAAGAATTAAGAGTTAAGAATTAAGCCCAATGAGCCTGATTGGCCAAATACGACGAGGATAAAGACGATGGCGAAACCTGTAGAGATAGAGATACTGCTGAAGGACCGCATGAGCGCGGGCCTTGAGCTGATGCAGCGGAAGCTGGAGGGGCTGATGGCGAAGGCCGGAGGCACAGGGGAGCGCGTGCGCATACTCGAGGCGGCGATAGGGGCGCTGACCACGCGGCTGGCGGCATTGAGGAATGTCGGCGAGGCTGCCAACCCCGACCTTGACCAAAGCAAGAACATCGAGGCCATAAGCGCGCTGGAGGCAAAGATAAAGGAACTGAAGGAGCAGCTGCGGCAGCTCGACGAAACGGCTGAAAACACGAGTGCCGCCCCAGCCGGGGCGGCGCAGGCTTCACGGCAATACAACGGCCTTCACATGAGCGTGCAGCAGATAGCGAGAGAGCTGCCAGCCGCCACGATGGGCCTTAACATGTTCTTCCTCGCCATATCGAACAACCTGCCAATATTGACCGACGAGATAAAGCGCGCCAAAGCAGCCAACGAGGAGCTGAAGGCATCAGGGCAAAGCACGGTGCCGGTATGGCGGCAGCTTGTATCATCGATTTTCTCCTGGCAGACCGCCCTTATGGTAGCCATTACCGTGCTGTCTATGTACGGGAAGGAAATCGTAAGCTGGATAGGCGGGCTGTTCAAGTCAAAAGACGCATTGGCGGAAACGCGCAAGGAGCAGGAACGTTTGAACAAGTCAATGTCGGATGCGAGGTCGTCCGCCGCCAAAGAGGCGGCAGGCCTGCGTGTCCTCTACGCAATGACGCAGAACGCCAACGCGTCGATGCGCGACAGAACGGCTGCGGTGAAAGAGCTGCAGTCGCAATACCCGGCATATTTCGGCAGCCTGTCGCAAGAAGCGATTTTGGCTGGCAACGCATCGGCCGCATACCGCCAACTGACACAGGACATAATGTCGGCAGCCTATGCGAGGGCGTACCAGGAAAGGATGGAAGACCTCGCGTCAAGGAATGTGGACGAGCTGCGCGGCTCACAGGCCGACTACAACTACATGCAAAGAAATAGGGATGCATATAATGCCGCCCGGCAAAGAGAAGAAAGACGCCGGCAGCTTGGAGAGTTGATGGCCGACGAGGGCATCGTATGGAGAAGCGAATACGCCGACGAATGGAATGAGCTGCTGAAAACCCAAGGCCCGGATAAAAACACAATCGCACTGTTCAACCAGCGTGAAGAGCGCTGGCGGCGCCACAACGAGAACTACAAGCGCAACGAGCGGCAGATGCAGACCTACGAGGACGAAATCCTGAAACGGCAGTCCGCCGTGGAGAAGACCACGCAGGGAGCTACGTATGAGCAAGACAGGAAAGACGCGGAACGGGAGGCCGAGGAACGCGCCAAGGAGGCGGAGCGTATAGCCGACGAGCGCAAAAAGGCGCAAGCCTCCAACGACAAGGACATGCTCGCATTGCAACAGAAGAACCAGGACGACGAAATCGCCCTGATGCGCGAGGGCACGGCGAAAAAGCTGGCCGAGATTGACAACGACTATGAAAAGCGCATGGACGAAATAGACAGGCAGGAAGCCGAGTTCAGGAAGAAGAACAAGGAGGCCGGTACAAAAGGGCTTGGCCCGGACGGCCTCACCGACGACCAGTCTGCGGCCCTGCAAAAGGCGCGCGACCTCGCCGCCAAGGAACAGGAAAGCAGGACGCAGGAAGTATATGCGGCTGAAGTGTCCGCCATGCGCGACTACCTTAAAGAATACGGCACGTTCCAGCAGCAGAAGCTGGCGATAGCAGAGGAATATGCAGACAAGATAAGCAAGGCGCAGACCGAAGGCGAACGCATGAGGCTCACCGCCGAGCGCGACCGCGCGGTGCAACAGGTCGAAATCAACGCCGTCAGGCAGCAAGTCGACTGGGGCAGCGTGTTCGGCGAGTTCGGCACCATGTTCCGCGACCAACTACAGCCCACCATCGACAGGCTGCGGCAGATTGCCGGGAACGACACGTTCAGACAGTCAAGCCTCGAAGACCAACAGCTCCTGTACTCCCTCATCGAAAGGCTGGAAAGCTCCAATACCGTATGGGACGGCGACATCTTCAAGAAAGTGTCCGACGACCTGTCGGCATACCAGGACGCCATGCGGCGGTATGCCACAGCCGTTGACGCCGCACGCACCGCCGCAAACAACCTCGCCGCCGCCGAAAAGGCGTTGGACGCCGCACGGCGCGGAAATGGAAGCAAGGACGAAATCGCTGCGGCGCAGGCCGGGGTGGATGCCGCGCGCGAGGCTTTCGACGCTGCTTCTGCGGACGTGAGGACGTTCGGTGCCCAGGTACAGGAAACCACGGCCGCGCTCAATTCGTCCGCGACGGAGGCAAGGGCGATGTTCGAGAACCTTGCGGAAGGGCTGCACGGTCTCACGTCCGGCAACCTCCAAGGCATAGGCCAGGGGCTGATGAAGCTCGACGGCCTGTTCGGCGACAACAAGCTGACGGCGCAGGCCGGCAACGCGCTGGCAAAGGGCTTCCAGTCGCTTCTCGGTAAGGACAGCCAGGCGGCCAAGACCCTTTCCGAGGCGTTGGGCAGCTCCGGCCTTGCCGGCGAAATCATCTCCGCCATCCTCGGCATTCTCGACATGCTCGCCGAGGATGGCATAGGCGGAATAGTGTCAAACCTTATGGACACTGTTCTCGGCTCCGTGAACGGCATCCTCGACGACATATTCAGCGGCGGCATAATAACCAAGCCGATGCAGTCGTTGGTGGACGGCGTGGGCGGCATCCTCGACACAATCACCTTCGGCGGCCTCGGCTCATGGCTCGGCGGCAACGACAAGGAGGTGATGGAGACGGTGAACCGCCTGACGGAGAGCAACGAGTACCTGCGCGAGAGCATAGAGGGGCTGGCCGAGCGTATAGGCGAGGGCGGCGCGACTAACTCGGAAAGCGTGGAGTACTACAACCAGGCGCGTGTGGCG